GATGCCACTCGCCTTGAGTGCCATTGCCGCAGCAACGGCGCTGTCGCCAGAGTAGCCGGGAGCGCACAGAAGGTCGGGAGCGTGACCGGTTGCGGACATACACAGCTCCGTGTTCTCCAGCCCAGCCGCAACCTTTGCGGCGGTAAGCTGTGTCGGTGCGACCTTGTTGTACGCAACGGACAGCGAGGTCGCCTCGTAGCACGCGCCATCTTCGAGCACTTCGATGATGAGCTTGCCATCAGCATAATAGGCCTCATAGTCCGTACCGGCGACATAGGCCGTGCCGGTACCGCCGGATGCCTTGACGGTCAGGCCGCTGTCCTTGATGGCTTCTCCGGGCAGCACGACCTGATGATTGGCCACGTCCTTGTCCGCCGCAGTGACGGCGGTTTTCATACTTGCGGGGTCAAACAGGTTGCAGAACACAACCGGCTTGCAGCCGTACAGCTTGAAATAGGCGTAGGCGAATTCACTGAGGTTGAAACTGTCCCAGTCGTCGGAATAACCGAGCTTCGCTTCCACGTCCTCCCAGCTCTTGCACAGCACCGGGACGCCGATTTTTGCCGGGGCGGATGCCATATGCACCGGTGCAGCGCCGATTACAAACGGGATTCCGCTCTCGGCGGCAGTGGGGATGCTGGTGCTCGGCTCCCCACGGCTTACGTAAATGCCATGATTTACCACTTTCTAATCCTCCTTCATTTTGACCGCCAGCGCTCTGCGCCGCTGCGCGAGTAAACTGCCGGGCGTATTGATTTTGATTCGAGCCTCTGCCAGCACTTCGCCGGAAACAATCAGATCGGCAATTTCGGGATACCGCTCAACTGCGCTGTGTACTGCATCGCTTTTAATGGTCTCCCGTTTGCTGCCCTCGAAAATCGTACCGTGCTGGATTACGCCGCGCACGCTCGGCCCAATGTATGCGCAGAATGTACCGGCATTTTTATCCTTGGCTTTTACAGCCATTCGCGCCACTTCCTTTCTACAGATGGCATTTTCCATGTGGTGGACATTTCCCCGGCGAAATATGGCGCTGTGTTTTCAAGGTAGATCAGCGTCTCAACGCCGGCCTCCAAGTCCAATTCGAACTGCCCGCCGATGACAACATCCTGTAGCAACCGGATGCGCAAGCGTTCTATCAGGTTGAGCAGGTGCATCGCGCCTTCCTGCTCATCATTGCAATACACGCAGAAGATGGAGCGCACGACGGCGCTCCCCGCTTCCAACTGCCCGGACGGTTGCGTGTCCTTGCTGGTGACGATCTGATGGATGATGTACGGCGCCTTTTTGGTCGCTGAGGTACTATCCGGCAACCGCATTTTGTAGACGGCAGCCGGGCGGTCTGCGATAACGGCATCACCCTTTTGCGCGCGCACGGGCAACAGCAGGTCCTTTACCGCATCGTCCGTAATGGCCTTGAGCTGCTCTAGCAGGTTTACAAGCGTCATAGCACTACCTCCATCCGTTCAGTATTGCGGTGACTTCATGGTCAAGTCGTTCATCAAACTTCTGCATCGCGCCGTTCACAAGGGATTCCTGCACTTCTTCTTTCCCAAGCATCTGTGGGACTGAGCTGCCCATGATTTCCTTGATGGCATCGCTGCCGTCTGCCGTCATGCCTCCAGTCCGCTCAAATATTCCGATGTGGCCAGATTGCATTCGGGCAATAAATCCACCGTCGAACCGTACGGGCGAAGTGCTTGCCAGCTGGTGACCCGCTGCACTGACACCGGGGTATGTGCGCCGCCAATGCCCTTGGATTACAGCTGTGACCGGGTGTGATTTGTCCTGCGTCGGCTGCTGCGGCGTTGTGCCATTGTATCGATAGAGTGGGATTTTGCAGCCGCTGAAAAGCACCTGCGCCGAAACGCCCTCGCCGGGATGATAGGTGTACTTGGTTTTGATGTTCTGTTCGGAACGTAGCGCCCCCGCAGAAATCGCATAGGCCTTCCTGATCTCCTTGGAGCTATTCGTGCGGAGATGAGACACGGCGCGAGTCATTGCCGATTTAACGGCACGATTCATCCCGTCCGGGATTCCGGCCAGCAGTTTTTCTGCTCGTTCCAGCGTATTGCTGCCGACCTGTTCTACGCGAATCAGGCTCATTCATCAATCGCCTCCAGTTCAATGCGCAGCATGCCCAGCTCACACACGGAGGTAGCAACGTAGTATTCGCGGAAGAAACCGCCGCCACCCTCCTGATCGTTGATCTTGATTCGCTGGCCCTTTTCAGGCTGGTTTCCGCCCAGTGACCGGACAGAGCAATGCAGCACAGACGATACAAGGTATAGCCCCTGCACATGGTCTGACACCAGCTGGTGCCGGTCCTTTTCTTTCATGCCGGACAGGACGATTGGTATATCCGCATAAGTAACGCTGTCGTAAATGACCGTGCGTTTTTCCCCGTACTCGTCGAGGTTTAAAAACACACGGTCATTATCCGCCAGCGCCATATCCTTAAAGCGGCTCATACCACGGGAGCCTCTGCGCCAAACACAGGCAGCGCATCTTCGCCGGGGGCAACCTCAACCGCAGTGATCGCATCGATCAGCTGCGCCTTGGTCTTGAGCTTGCCGGGGTTGATGCCCATATCTTTTGCCAACTCGCGGAGCCTATCGTTGGTCAGCTCTTTCAGCTGTTCCGGGTCGAGATGGGCCGTTTCTTTGCCCTCTGCGCCGTTTTCTTCGCTGGGGGTGTTGACGCTAGTGGTATTGCTATTGAGGCCGTCTGCGCTTGTTGCAACAGCCCCACTGCTACTCTGCACCGCCATGCGAGCGATGCCGAGTGCAATCAGCCGCTCCGCCTCTGCCTCCGGCACTGCACAGCACTGGCCGCGCTCGATGGTGACGGGGTGCGCAGAGCCGTCCGGCCTGTGGCCGTAAGCCCCGCTGATGATCTCGATGTTTACCATGATGCGCT